AACATCTTTAATAAGTGTTATAAATACATATACGGGAAACTATATTAATAGGAGAGCAGAAAATTATGAAAACGTATCACGACCTAATGGAAGGTAAGCCAAAAAAATGGGCTGATATCAAAGATAAAAATACGAAAAAAGATGCATCGCAATTTCTTAAAGCACTTGATGTAGGTCAAGTCCTTGGTTATAGTATTGAACATCAGGAATTTTATATCTATGATTCAGAGAAAGATTTTAAGAATGCCCAAAAGGGTACTAAAGGGAAAGCTATGCAATGGGTAAAAGTTGAAGGGTGGATTCGTCACGGTTTAGCTATGAATGAAGCATATAAGCCTGGCAAATTTAATTTCAAAGCAGCGGTTAAGATTGGTATGTTACAAAAAGATGATGAGAAACCTATCCTTGCTATGAAGAAAAAAGGCTGGGAGATATATGAGTTTATTTTAACTAGTAAGGGTTTTGAATTGACAATGAGAAATGGAACTAAGGAAAAGAAGTTTATTGACAAACGACCCGATTATGTTTTAAAACAAGCAGAAAAGAAACTTTAACAAATGGCTGTTTATACAAAACCACTTTCAACAAATGTAAGAAGTTGGTCTGATCTTAATTTGGATTTTATAGCACATCCTGTTTCTAAAGATATAGTTTTAAAAACAGATGTTGAGGCTATTAAGAGATCGGTAAGAAATCTTATAATGACCAACCCACATGAAAGACCGTTTCATCCAGAAATTGGAAGTGGTGTTAGAGGTATATTATTTGAGATATTATCTCCCACTACTGCTGTTGTTTTACAATCCGAGATAAGGCAAGTAATTAATAATTACGAACCAAGAGTGGACATATACGACATTAAGTGTTTAGGTGATATTGACAGAAATGGATATTATGTATCTATAGAATTTGCACCTATCAACTTTCCCGAACCAGTAACAATCGAATTATTTCTTGAGAGGTTAAGATAAATGGCATTATCAAAGAAAATAAAAATAACAGATTTAGAATTTGATGAGATTAAAACAAATCTAAAAACTTATCTTTCATCACAAGATAAATTTCAAGACTATGATTTTGAAGGTAGTGGTATGAGTGTGTTGATTGATCTATTAGCTTACAATACGCATTATATGGGATATTATGCTAATATGCTTGGTAACGAAATGTTTTTAGAAAGTTCTTCTTTACGAGAATCAGTTATCTCACATGCCAAACATTTAGGTGTAACACCAACATCTGTTACTTCTCCAACAGCTAAATTAGATTTTGTTTTTACACCGTCTGGATCACCAGCTTCTTTAACAATTGCAAGGAATACAAAATTTACAACTAAAATTAATGGCATAAATTATAAATTCTTAACTACTAAAACAACCACAGTTCTGAGATCAACATCTGATACTTATACTGCTTATGGTGTTGAGATCAGAGAAGGGAAACTTCTTGGTAGACAATATACTGCTGAATCTAATGATCCTACACAACGATTTGTTATTCCAAATGCAGGCGTAGACACAAGTACAATAGTAGTTAATGTTCAAACTTCTGCACAAAACTCACATACTGATACTTTTACAGATGGTAATGCATTAGATGTAACAACTATTAAAGGAATAGATAAGGTTTATTTTATCCATGAAATAGAAAATGAGCAATATGAAATTACATTTGGTGATGGTGCTGTTGGTAAACAATTAAATGATGGGAACATTATTTATATTGAGTACATGGTTACTAGTGGTTCTATAACAAACAAGGCAAGCTTGTTTACTGCGTTTAGTACTGTTGCTGGTTTGAATCCAGCCAATTATACTTTAACAACTAATACAGCTGCAGCTGGTGGTGCAGAGATTCAATCGATAGAATCATTAAAATATATTACTCCTAAATTATATCAGGCACAAAAACGTGCATGTACTAAAGATGATTATAAAGCAATTCTTTTAGACCAACGACCAGATATAGAATCTATCACTACATATGGTGGAGAAGATGCTGATCCTGTTCAATATGGAAAAGTTTTTATTGCAATAAAACCAGCCGGGAATGCGGTCTTTAGTGATACTGCAAAAGCAGAGATTATATCTAAGATTCTCAAACAAACAAATGTGGTTACTGTTATACCAGAAATTGTTGACCCAACATTCTTTTATTTACAATTAAGTGCTACAGTTAATTATGACCCTATTACTAATCTAACAGATGAAGTAACTTTGAAAACAAATATTAATACTACAATACAAACTCATATTCAAACGAATTTAGAAAAGTTCGATCAGAAATTTAGATACTCTGCTCTTCTAAAAGATATTGATAACACAAATAGTTCAATTAGAAATACTAAGTTAATGGTAAGATATGCTCAAAGAATCCATCCTGCAACATTAGGTGTGCCTGCAACTTATACTATAAATTTTAATAATCCAATATTACAAGGATGTTTTAAGAGTACTCAATTTGTAGCGTCTGATGGAAATACTTGGCAACTGATTGATGATACTGTAGGTCATGTAAAAATAGCTAGATTGTCAACTGGTGTTCAGTACGGGACAACGTGGACTAATGATTACAGTACAGGTCATGTTCATAGAGTAGACGAACACCCACATGATACTACAACTCTCCATACTGGTAAATATCATTATGAAGAAGGTCATGCAGATGCTAGTCAACTTCTTGAACAAATGGTTCAGGTCGATGGAACAACAGATATAGGTACAATAGATTATGCTACAGGACAAATTAAATTAATTAATTTTGCACCGTATGGAATTACTTCTGGTGATGGTTATATTAAATTAAGTGTACATCCTCAAGTGACTACTTCTGATGTTACGCCATTACGAGAACAGATATTAACTTATGATGTTAATGATGCGGAAGCAATTGTTATTAATATGGTTTCGGAAGTAATTTAATATGGCATCACATCCAATATCTCCAAATTCTCCAATACATCCTTTACTACATGAACGCGTAAGCGTAAAAGTAGAAGGACAGTTACCAGATTTTGTTAAACAAGATCATCCTACGTTTGTGGCTTTTTTAGAGGCTTATTATGAGTACATGGAACAACAGGGAAAGCCAATTGAGATTCTTGGTAATTTGCAGAAATATAATAATCTCGATAGAACGACGGAGGAGTTTTTAGATTATTTTAAACAATCATTTGGTAAAGATATTCCAGAGGCAGTATTTGCTAATGCCAATAAGCCATTCGTATTAAAAAATCTTCGTGATTTTTATCTTTCAAAAGGTAGTGAAAAATCTTTTCGATTTTTATTTAGATTATTACATAAAGAAGAAGTAGATTTTTATTATCCTTCTGAAGATATGCTTCGTGTATCTGATGGTAAGTATAATAAGAATAAAATTCTTAGAGTGATAGATGGATCAGGGACTGATGCAGTTTTTGATCTGACTGGAAAAAAAATAGTTGGTTCTATTTCGGGTGCAGAAGCTGTAGTTGAATTAGTATTAGTTGAAAAAGTTGGTAGTATGGATGTATCAACAATATATCTATCAAGTGTGAGGGGTACGTTTATAACTGAAGATCAGATAGTTAATAATTCTCATACATTCTCACTTGGTGCTATGGTTACGGATTATAAGATAACAAATCCTGGCAATGGTTATAGTGTCGGAAATATTATTCATCTTCCTGGTGGTCAGGGTGGTTCTAATGCTGCACTTCAAATTAATGCATTAACTACTGGATCTATTACTGGTATTACTATTACTGATGGTGGTAGTGGATATCTTGTTGGGGATAAGTTGACTGTCGATAATACTGGTGTTAAAGATGTTGATACGAGAACTGCTAGTTTTCTTATAACAGAAGCTGATATTAATGGATCTGTTATAAAGATAGAAATAGAAAATACAGGTAGAGGGTATTCTGGTTTACCAGTTGTTGGGGGTGGATCGGGAACAGGACTTGAAGTTACTTTAACAGGATGGAAAATTGGTGGTGTTAAAACATTAAAAATTATAGAACCTGGTTTTGGTTATTTAAGTAATCCAACTTTTGATTTTTCTGCTTTAGGTGATGGTACAGCAACAGGTTATGGAATTGTTTCGGGATATGAGAATGAACATAATGTTGGATGGAGTGGTGATGATGGTTTTCTTTCAGCAGGTAATTACATTCAAGATAGTTATTACTATCAATTATTTTCTTATGTTATTACTTCTAAAGAATCTATTAATAACTGGCGAGATATTGTAAAACGAACTGTTCATCCTGCTGGTATGGCATTGTTTGGTAATGTACAGTTATATAATATAGTCAGTACTGAATTAAATGCATATACATTTGATTATGAACCGAAGCGTCAATACACAATTATTTTTCACGAAGGTTCAATTGAACCGCCTGTTATTATCCAAATCCCAGTTGATTCTTGTGAAGGTGATATTACATATATTTTCGCAGAAGGTGAGGACTATCTTTCAGTACTCCCTCTCGGAGGTGAAGTTGATGAACCAAATCCTAATGAGGATTATACTACAGTTTTAGCCGTAACTTCATCAGCAGATGATTGGGGTTTAGTGACGACAGCTACGTTTTGGATAGCAGCAACTCATTGTCAAATTTATGCTAAAATTTTAGGAATACAAAAACTTAGAACACTAGCGGGTTTAGAGGACTATTTATATTTAACAGTAGGGGGAACTAGGTTTGATGATTATGAGGCCTTAACAGAATCAGGTGTTGGTGATCCAGATGATTGGGGTAACCTTACAGATGTATCAGTTCTTTATACTCAGTTAAGATTGGGACCGTTGAGAAGGAAATTAGATTATTGGAAATTTAGAACACAGGGTGGATATTCTCAAGGTGTTAATGGTGCTGGTGCTACAGCAGATGTAGATGCTCCTGTAGCAGGTGCTATAACTGGTTTTTCAAATTTAGTAGGTGGAAGTGGATATATCAATCATCCTGGACTAAGTATAGGTACACCATACGTTATATTTGACAATACTGGAACGGGTGGTTCTGATGCAGAAGCAACTGTAACAGTTGTGGGTGGTATTGTAACTGCTGTAAATCTTGTAAATGGTGGTTCTGGATATACTTCTGCACCAACCATTACAATTACGAGTAATGGTGAGCCAGGAGGAACGGAATCTGGAACTTCTATAAATCCTTTCTTACATCAGTTAACATTTGATTGGCGTGATAAAGGTGGTTTGAAGCAAAGAAATCTAACAAATGCAATAATTACACAATGGGATCATGCTGTGACTCCTGATATAACATATGGTGAAACTACTAATTCAGGGTTTCTTACGAATGTATATGCAGATTCGTCTAAACGAGTCTTACCACCATTAGATGGTTTAATTACATTACAATGGTATCAACCGGGTGGTAATCCACCATAAAAATTAAAAATCAACGTAAAAAGTATTATAAATATTATAATAAACAAAAAGATGAGGAAAAAAAATGTCTGCTATAATCAATAATAGTTTTAGAAAATACAATGCTGATAATTTTATCGGCAGTTTCAGTAATAATAATGTGTATTTGTCTATTGGTAAGAATGATCCGTGGGCTGGAGCAAGTCAAGGAGAATATATAGAAACTTCTCCTAATGATGCTACTGTTCCAATTCCTATTGATACGACAACGGCATATTATAAGAACCATGATGATTTAATTGCAATTAAAAAGGTTAGTTCTGCAGATGTTTCTCATGTAATTAAAAGAGTCAATTGGGTAACTAATACGGTATATGCAGAATACGATCATTTTCAAGACGATATGATAGATGGGGTGAAATTAGATAGTAATGGTCAGCCAGATCCTACTGGAACATTAACAGATTTCTTTGTAATGAGTGCTACGTTTAAAGTATATAAGTGTATTAGTAATAATGGAGGAGCTGTTTCAACAGTTGAACCATCTGGTACAGGAATTACTACACTTGAATATGCAGATCATTATAAGTGGAAATTTATGTATGAAGTTCAGCAAGCAGATGTTGTTAAATTTGTAACAACTGATTGGATTCCAATTAAAGCACCTGCTGATTCTGCTACTAATCCAGATCAAGCTCAAGTAGAGTCTAATGCAATAGATGGAGCAATAGAACATATTAATATTGTCGCTGGTGGTACGTTATATAAAAATCATGCTGGTGCTACAGTTTCGTCAACTGCAAATACAATCAGGTTAGCAGATGGTACTGGTCAGGCTTGGCAGGTTGAGCACCAGACTACTGATTATTATAAAGACATGACGATATCAATTAATTCAGGTGTAGGAATTAATCAACTAGTAACAATAGTTTCTTATGATGGACCTACTGAAACAGCAACCATTACTCCAAATTGGACTACTAATCCTGCTACTACTGACCAATATGCTGTTATGCCTGCTATTACTTTAGCATCAACAGATAGTAATGATGCTACTGCTCATGTTACAAGAGTTAATTCTTCAACTGGAGCAATTGAAGGTGTAACTATGCACACAAAGGGGACAAATTATCGTTCTGCTAGTGCAACTGTATCTAGTGGTGCACCAGTAAGTGGTGGAACAGTTGCAACATTAAAAGTAATGATAAGTCCTCAAGGGGGACATGGGAGTGATGCAGTTTCAGAATTGGGAGGAGCATTTGTAATGGTAAATAGCCGTTTAGTTGGTGTTGAGGGTGGTAACTTTCCTGTTGGTGATGATTTTAGAAAAGTACAAATAATGATTGATCCTAAATTAGCAAACGGGACTGCTGCAACTGGTAATGTTTATGAAAAATCGGATTTAAAATCCGACACTGGAAGAATTATTTATTCTGAATTTAGAGGCCCTATTAACAGAGCAACAGATTCCACAGAAGATATCAAAATCGTTTGTGAATTTTAATAAAAGGTTTTAAACTACTATGTCGAATATTAATATAAATTTAAATCAGAGTCCTTACTTTGATGATTATGATGAAACGAAAGATTTTCATCAGATATTATATAAAGCAGGATTTCCTGTGCAGGCTCGCGAACTTACGCAAGAACAAACTATTTTAAGAGAGCAAATAAAACGATTTGGAAATCATATTTTTCAAAATGGTTCTAAGGTTACTGGTGCTGATGTTACACTTAATTTAGAATATGAATATGTAAAACTTCAACCTACTTATAATAATGTTAACATTACTGTTGGAAACTTTGCTGGAAAAACGGTAATTGGTACAGGATCTGGTTGTCGTGCTATTATTTTAAACACTACTTCAAGCGACATTACTACAGGAGATCCAGATACTATTTTTGTTAAATATATTTCTGGGGAATCAGTTACTACACAAGTACAAGGTTGTGCTGTAACTGCAGGGGGTATTGGTTATACATCAATTCCAACAATAGCTATTTCTGGTGGTGGTGGGTCGGGTGCTGCAGCTGTAGCGTTAATTAATGCACAAGGACAAGTTTATGGAGTTAATGTGACTAGTAAAGGAGCAGGATATACTTCTGCTCCAGTTTTATCATTTACTGGTGGTAATGGCTCTGGTGTTGCAGCAGTTGCAACTCTAAATACTGCTGCATCATTTGTAAATGGTGAACGTATTACGTCAGATGACTTAGCCACTTCTGCAATGGCATACTCATCTGAAGCAACTGGAAGAGGATCAGCCTGTTCTATAGATGATGGTGTATATTTTATTAATGGTAACTTTGTTCGTAATGGTGCTGAAACAATTATTCTAGAAAAATATTCTGATAGACCAACAAAGAAAATTGGACTAACCGTTGCTGAAACAATTGTTGACTCTGGTGATGATTCTACACTATTAGATAATGCACAAGGGGCATATAATTTTTCTGCACCTGGTTCAGATCGTTTGAAGATTTCTTTAAGTTTAGTTACAAAAGGCCTTACGAGTGTAGATGATATAGACTTCTTTGAAGTCTTACGGGTTAGCCATGGTTTGATTGAAAAGGATTTTAGAAAACCAATTTATTCAGTATTAGATAATACTTTAGCTAGAAGGACATATGATGAGTCTGGAAATTATACTGTACGAGCTTTTAATATTCAAAAGAAAGAACATACAGACGATACAAAATTTACAGTTCGGATAGATCCTGGTAAAGCTTTCATTGAAGGAAAAGAATATGAAACTTTTACTGGTACTGATATTCCAGTTAATAAAGCACGAACATATACAAATGTAAGCAATTTTGATCGACTAATGCAATTTGGTAATTATGCTGTCATTACAAGTTTGAAAGGATTATTTAATTTATCCACACATCAAGAAATTGATTTACATAATTTAGCTTCTTCATCTATTAATTTAACTGATCCTACGACTTATGCTGCATCGAAAATTGGTACAGCAAAAGTTAGAGGTATTGATTATGTTAGTGCGGGAATTTATAATTTATATATTTATGATATACAAATGAGTGCTTCAGGATTTTCTGCTGTTGATTCATTTTTCATTCCAGTTGATTCTGGTACTACACCAGTTTCTGAAAGTGCTTCATGTAATATAGCTAATGCTGGTAGAGTTGGAGGACTATCAAATGGTTCTACAAGAATATTTGAATCGACAGATAATTCATTAGTATTTAAATTATCACAGGATGTTATTAAAACAGTTCGTGATGATAGTGGTGTGATTGATACCAGTTTTCAAACAAGAAGGGTATATGAAAATGCTGTTTTTGCATCTGGTCAATCAACTATATCAACAACGGGTAGTACTGAAACATTTTTTGGAACCGGTCTTCTAAGTGATACGAATCTATTAGAAGGATATCTTATAACAGTTAAGACAGTTGGAACTTCAACATATTCAGTTGGACAAGTTTTAACTATGACTAGTGCAGGTGAATCAGCAACAGTTAATGCACCTGGTAATACTAGTATAACATTTGTTGCAAGTCCACCTAGCAATTTTACAGCTGATATTATAGCAACTGTTAATTTAGATAGTAAACAAGAGAAGGTTAAAAACTTAGTTCATTCAGCAACTAAAACTATTTCTACACCAAATACTGTTATTTCTTCTTATGATTCTTTAGACATAGCTGATATCTATAAACTTCATGCAGTTTTTGATTCTGGTGATCTTGGTACTGATACAATAATTCCTTCGCTTAATCATGACGGTGGCAATGATCCATTCACAATAGGTGAAACAATTACAGGTGAAAATTCAAACGCTACAGGACTAGTTGTTACAAGTGTTGGTGGTGCGTCTTCACTTCAATATGTTCCTTTAACAGGAACTTTTGTTCCAGAGAAAATCACAGGATCATTAAGTGGATTTGAAAAAACTGTAAGTCTTGTTGTGGCTGGTAGCACGAATGTAACATCAAAGTATGAATTAGATAATGGTCAACGAGATAATTTTTACGATCATGGTAGAATAAAATTAAAGGTTGGACAAGTTGCCCCTACA